GAATATATCGGCGGCTCAAAATCTCCGGTAATAATTTCCGAAGTCCTTCAGACAAGTGCAACTACCGCTACAGGCTCGAACACTCCGCAGGGTAATATGGCTGGTCATGGTATTTCCGTTAATCAGAGTCAGTGCGCCCACTACTTTGCGCAGGAATTTGGCCTCATAATGGGTATAATGTCCGTTATGCCTCGTACTGCATACCAGCAGGGTATCAATCGTCAATGGCTTCGCCAGACTCCTTACGATTTTCCGTTCCCGGAATTCGTGAATCTTTCCGAGCAGGCAATCGAAGGTGCCGAAATCTACGCTTCTGCGACGGATGCAGACAATATTTCTGTTTTCGGCTTTCAAGGTCGTTACGATGAAATGAGGTATAAACCTAACATGGTCTGTGGTCAGATGCGTGATACATACGACTACTGGCATCTTGGTAGGCAGTTTACTTCTAAGCCGCTACTTAATCAGTCATTCATTGAATGCGTACCCCGTAAAGATGTTTTTGCCGCACAAAACGAGCCAGCTATGATTGTTCAGTTTGGTAACATTATTCGGGCCGTTAGACCTATTCCGCGGCTCGCAGAGCCCGGTCTTATCGATCACAATTAAAGGAAACTGTATGAAATTTAATACACCTTATGAAAGAGACCATACCCCTGAAGCACCCAATTCAGGGGAAATCATTACCGAGCAGCAGGGTTATATTTCTGCTCAAGATCAGATTGAAGCCCTTATCTATGCCGGTCAGCGTCTTGATGAATCTCGTGCTGGTTATGAATTCGACGAAGATCAAGAAGTACCTGATGATTATTTTGATCCTACTACTATGCGTAATCTCGACCCTGAAGAGGCCCAGCAATTTCTTGATCAAAAAACTGCGCTTTTGGCCGAACAGGCCAAAAAGGCAGAAAAAAAATCCGCTATCGCGGATAAGGACAACCCCCCGGTTGCGACGACCCCCCAGCCTGACAAAAAAACGGATAGTGTCAAAATCCCTGAGGATTTGAACTAAATTTCAAAGTGAGCATTATTACCCTACTTGATGGTAATAATGCTCACTGACACCAAAAAGGTGTCTAAAAAATGGAGAATAAATTATGTGGCAAGCAATGGCTGCCCTCGGTTCTGCTATGTCTGGTCTTGGAACAGTCGCCAATGTTGGTATGCAGTTTGCACAAAACCGTTGGCAAAAAAATATGCAAGAGGAGGCATGGGATCGTGAGGATGAAGCTGTTCAACGTCGTGTTGCGGATCTCAAGGCCGCTGGTCTTTCACCCGTTCTCGCCGCCGGTAACGCGGCTTCATCTACAAATCCTATATCGATCATGGCACCACAAATCGATACCAGACCGTTTGAAGATGCTACACAAAAATTTACAGCCGCCGCTCAAGCTGAATTAGCTCTACAACAACAAAAAGCACAAATTGACCAAACCAATGCCCAAACTGCGGCAATTAAACAACAGCAGGATAAAACTGCTTTGGAAATGGCTTTCATGACTTCCAACAACCCTCTTCAGCTCGATCTTGCACAAACTGAATTAGATTATCGTCGAGCCCTTAATCCTTACGCTATAGAAAGAGCGGTTCTGGAAAACAAAGGCATTGGAATTGCTAACGCCAATGCTCTTTTAGACAAAAAATTAAAAACTATTGGAATAAAGCAAGCTGATCAAGCTCTTATTAATGCTCAAGTCGATGAACAGTCTAAACGCCTCGGCCTGACTCAACAAGAAAAAGATATTGCGGCAAAGCAAATCGCAATTGACATGGCAACTCAAAACCTTGATAATCTTCGTTGGGATACTGACTGGTATCATCAAAAAAATAATTTACCATTCGGTTTTAATGGTGGTACCTTCTTTCAACCTGCTTTAGGGCTGTCAGCCCAGCTTGATGCTATCCGAAAATACTTAAAAGGAGGTAAATGATATGGCTTTTAGACGGTCGTTCCGAAAAGCTCGTCGTCGGTCGTTCGGTCGTAAAACGTTGCATCGGTCTCGTACCCGCACGCTTCGTTCTTACGGTTCAAGCCGTGGTGGAATCAGGTTATGACCTGTACGTCTCCATTTAAACTAAAGGGGAAAGAGGGACAGATACACCTCCTCCCCTGTGGTTACTGTATGGCCTGCCGTATCGCTCGTAATCGAGAGTGGGCGGCACGCCTACTACATGAAAAATCACAACATAAATCTTCGGTATTTCTTACTCTTACATTCAATCCCGATTCTATCCCGCCGCTTGACTCACTTTCTAAGGATACTCTCCAGAAATTCCTTAAAAGGCTTCGTAAGGGTCTTAACGGTCGAAAAATTAAGTACTTCGCCTGTGGCGAATATGGTGAACTCCATGGACACGCCCACTATCACTTGATTGTTTTCGGTTTATCCTTGTCACTCAAGGATAAGGCACTGGTAGAAAAAGTATGGTCTAATCCAGACACTGGTGCATCTTACGGATATGTGTATTTTGGTACTGTTACCTATTCATCTTGCCGTTATGTAACGGCCTATATTCTTAAAAAAATTACTGGCAAAATGGCCGCCGAAGAATACGGCGATCGTGTACCGCCATTTGCGCTTATGTCTAAAGGTCTCGGCAAGTCCTTTATCATGAAAAATAAAGCCCAATTTGACTTTCAGCAAGGCATGACTATTGACGGAAAACACTTTCCCTTGCCGAGGTATTATACAAACTTAATGACTTGGCAAGATACTCCTGACGGTCTTGTTCAGCGTTCTTTCTTGGATATTGATAAGCAGGCTATTATCGAAAAGGCTATAGCTAATGCTAAGGATAAGTTGGCCTCGTATGAACAGCGCGGATTGATCGATCCCAGCGATCGAGCGTATTCGATAGAACAAGCGAGAAAGCAAGAAGACCAACAACGCGCTAGTAATATATTGGCTAAACAAAACCTTAGCAATAGCAAAAAATTATAGATGATTTACTAATATGCGCATTGACACCAAAATATAATGTGCTATACTTATAGTTAGGAGTTATATTATGACTAATAAAATTGATTTGTATGACATTTCTCTTAAATTGGATGCTTATACTTCTGCTTATGCTTCTCAAATGTCTGAACAAGATTATCTTGTTCTAATTCGTGCATCAACTGTTCTTTACAAACTTGGCCGCATGGCCAAGTCACCCCCGGTAGGGGCAAATAAGGAGGTTCAGCAATGAATCTGTATGTTATCTATGATCGTGTCGCGCAGGAATCTGGGCCAGTTTTCGAGGCCAAAAATGACGGTATCGCAGTCCGTCAAATGAGGAATGTACTAGCTGAAAATCCGGTCAGCAAGCCACTCGAATACCAGCTTTTGAATGTTGGTACCATTGATCACGAAACAAACGTGATTACACCCCTTGGCGTGCCTCTGGATGTGTCTTTCTCTCTTGAGGAGGTGATTTAAATGGCTGGTCTCTTTCAATCTGTTCGTTCGGCTCGTCCCGGTCGTTCGGTGTTTAATCTTTCCTACGAAAAAAAATTTACTGCTGACATGGGCCAGCTTATTCCCGTCATGTGCGACGAAGTAATCCCGGGTGACAAATGGAAGATCGGAAATCAAATGATAATTCGATTTCAACCTCTCGTTGCTCCTATTCTTCATGAAGTGAATGTTTTTGTTCACTATTTTTTTGTCCCGTATCGCCTTCTGTGGACTGATTGGGAAAAATTCATTACAAAGGGTACCGATGGAAATTTTACTGCTACTCTCCCTCGTTGGACTCCTACAAGTAATGCGGTTGGGAGTCTTTGGGACTATATGGGTATGCCTACTGGCGTTACTCCTAATAATCGCAAGCCTCTTGATTTCCCAAAACGTGCTTACAACTTTATATACAACAATTTCTATCGCGATGAAACTCTGATACCAGAGCTTGATATCAATGTTTCAGACACTATTTTGCGTCGTGCTTGGGAAAAAGATTATTTTACTTCTTCCCTTCCTTGGCAGCAGCGCGGAACAGCTCCAGCTCTTCCTATTTCTGGTACTACTGCCGCTATTTTCAACGGCGCAACATCTGATGCTGCATTATCAAGCTTGGATAAATCTATCGGAATGCAGGACGCTGCCACAATTCGTGGTGCAACTGCTGGTTTTGGTTCTGCCTTCAAAACTTGGCTTAATAACAACTCTATAAGCCTCTCATCTGCTACTACGTTTAACGTTTCTGATCTTCGCCTCGCCTTCCAGACCCAGAAATGGTTGGAGCGAAATGCACGTGGTGGCGCTCGGTATACCGAATTTCTTCGCGCACATTTTAACGTTTCTCCTCGTGATGATAGGCTTCAGCGTCCAGAATATATCGGCGGCTCAAAATCTCCGGTAATAATTTCCGAAGTCCTTCAGACAAGTGCAACTACCGCTACAGGCTCGAACACTCCGCAGGGTAATATG